AAGTCACTCTCAAATGAAGGTGCACCAATAGCTTCGCCACCAGTAATAGTAACATCATCAGCCACGATAAACTCAATATCCAATACGCCTTTACCAAGCTTAGCTGTGTCAACAGCTGTATTTCCATCTTTAACAACAACACATAGCAGTGCATGATCATCTGCAGATACGGTTGTTCCTTCAGCAACTGGTATAAATGCAGCAATGTTTGCTTCAGTTATTGCTGCGTCAGCTGCAACGCCGGTTACTTTAACAATCTGATTAAGACGCCTAATGTTTAAAGAAGATTTTCCGCCTTGAAGCGCTGCAGGTACATTTTTAAGACTATCACAATCACCGGCAGCTCCTTCTGTAATAGAAATATTTTTGACCATACTTAGATCTGGGCTTTTTGCCGAAAGTAGATCGAGTGGAATTAACAAGAAGTTAAATCCTTCAGAACTGTCTAGCAATTCAGAATCAAATTGCATTAATTTCCCGCCTAGACCACTAGTAGCAGCACCAGCTAAATTAACGCCGTTTGCGCCTAGTGTTACTACGTCTGAAGAGTCTGTCGAAAAAAGACGTGTAGCTGCGTGTGCAACATTTGAGGCTAAGTTAAGGCTTGCAAGTGAGTCATAAGTTCTTGAGAAACCGCTACCTGCAAGGTCGTATTGACCACCAGTAGCGCTAGCGCCTTCTTGGATTGCCTTGCCAGCTGGGCCACCGTAAATTGACTCATCTTCAGAGTGTGGTCCGTTAGCATTGCCATATGTATAATCGAGGTAGAAGAGGAGACCACTTGGAAGACTCATTGGTTGAATTGAAACTAGCTCGTTTGCAATAAGACCACCGAATACACGGCGAACGATTGGGAAAGCGATGTTAGTGAAACCACCAACGTCACTGCTAGTGTTGCTCTCGCGAAGAACTTGCGCAGCCTGGTTCTCAAGAAGAGTAGCCATATTCTCACGATTTACTTCTTCCATACCGCGAAGAAGACCAGTGCGAGACCATTTCTCAACGAGGCGCTTATTTTGCTGGCCTACGTGGCGGTCTCTAATACCTTCAGTTAACTTGTTAAGTGAAAAACTCATATGTTTTTATATCCTTATTTGTTTTGTTAAAACTTTTTTTATTCTTATTTCTTAATGCCAGCAAGTGTTGCCCAACGATCTAGTGCCAAAGACTCATTGAGTGGCTGTGCACTCTTAACTGGAGCAGAAGCTGAACCAGTTCTAGGTCTAATAGCACCTTCTGTGAGGTTTCCACTACGCTTAGCAGGACGACTACTTACAAGAGTCTTAGAAAGGCTTTCAAATAATATTTTAGCCTCACCCATAGTCTTAGCTTCATCAAGTGACTCAACAATGTGACGTTGTTGTTTCATTGAAAGGTCACGGTTTTGCATAAGTTTGTTAGCATAAAGTAACTTTGCGTTGAATAGATTCATTTCAGAAAGCTGACCCTTCATTCCTCGAAGTGCCTTTTTGTACTGAGAAAGCTTGCTTTCTAGCATACGATTTTTGCGTATAACTTTTGCAGCTTTAGTTTTAATCTCATGAAGCTTGTTAAGCTGTACGCCGTCAACAAAAGCTTCCCCTTCTAATGAACCGCCTCCGAAGTGTGATGCCATTTCTTTAGCTTCACCTTCACGAATAGACTTCATTCTACCAATCTCTCTTCTAAGCATATTTTCATCAATCTCTAAGACACGATCACGACGATTTGACTCTTCTAGATTTTCGTCTGGGACTTCATCGCCAGCATTAATCATTTCGTCTATTTCGTATAGACCGTCTGTTAGATCCATTAACTCTTCATCGTCACTAGACTCTTCATCGTCACTAGGCACTTCTTCGTCACTAGACACTTCTTCGCCTGAATCACTATCTAAAGCTTCTTCAGCACGAGCTACAATGTCTCTCAAAACTTGTTCGAGATCATCTGCATCGCTACCTAAATCTTCAATGGACTCATCTTCAGGCTCATCTTCAGGCATGTCCATCATGTCTTTATCAGCGGGTTCTTCAGCGTCTTCTGTCTCTTCTTCGTCTACTACTTCATCATCTTCAAAAAGATTCATCTCAAGTAGGTGATCTAGTTCATTGTATGATCGTCTTTTAGACATATTATATATCTCCTTATTTATATTATAAAACTCTTTCAATAAGTTATCATTGTTTTTAATTATGCTATTACTTCTTAAATTTTTGATTTCCTTTAATAAAAGTTTATATAGCTGTATGAATTTTTTATTTTCATTAGCTTTTCTACCATTACTTTCAATAAGGATTTTTGCTTCTTTAAGGTTTTTAATACCATTTTTTATATTGTTTAGCTTTAAAGAGACTTCTGTGAATTTTGCATTTTTTGTTAAAATACTTGTAATTGTTCCTTCGTCTATTTCTTCAGCGACGCAGTCACTTGCTTCCTTGACATTAGAATCTTCATCGTTTAAAAGTTCTGTTTCTTCTTCTACATTGTCTTCAAAAAGTTTTTGTTCAACCAGCGATTTAATCTGTGGTGTCATAGACTCAATAAGTCTTTGCTTAACTCTTTCTTCAGCAGCTAACTTGATTTCTTCTGCTGCTTCAATTGCTTCTAAATATAAATTGTTACTCATTATGTACTCTCATACTTTATTAATATTATTAATTATACACAAGACTACTAAATATGTTTTCTTATATTTAAATAATCAGCTCTTTCATCGTTAAAACTATGTGCGATGTCGCCTGTAGATTCTCCACTATCAAATGCATCAGCATCTTCTTCGTAGTATATACCTATTAAAGGATCATGCAAAGTTTCAGCGCCATCTGTAGTTGCATCATGACTCTGGTAATAGCCTCTATGATTTATAGCACTTCTGCTTGTTGGTAATCGACCTTTAGGTGGCGCGTCTGATGTGTTTGTTGAGGCAGAAGTTTTATCAATACTATAAGCGTCATTACTTCCTAAATTTTTTGCTTTTGGCTTAGACATAACTGCAATTCTGCCGCTAGACGAAATAGCACTTACAGATTTTTCAATAATTAATGCTTCTTTTATATACTCTTTTAATTGCTGCTCTACAATTACATTACCTTTTGGTTGATAACTTGCTGACATGCCAATAACTGCAGACATATCAGCTCCAATTCCACCTAAATAACCAATACCTGTACCTCTGTGTGCTAAGCTATCTGTTGGCGTTACATTAAAAGAAGAAAAAGCCAACCTTTCAATTTCATCGTAAATATCATCAAAATCTTCTTCTAAGTCTAATTCGTTATCCCATTCACCTTTTGGTGAAGATAATGGATCACCCATAGAATGATTGCTGCCTAAACCGCTGGCAGGACCTTTACTTAATGAACCTATCCCAAGACCTGTTCTAGCATCTGAAGATGTAGAACCACCTTTTGGCATTGCATTTACTGTCCCACTAAAATAACTCATTATTTGCTTTTAAGACTGCTTATAATCTATTACATCTTCAATTAAATCTTTAGCTTCACCAAATACAGGTTTCTCAGCAGATTCACCTGTGTGATTATAATGCTTGCTAAAATATTGACCGATTGTAGCTGTTGCTGTTCCTGGTTCGTTTCTATCGTCTCTCCAACCAAAACCTTTGTTTTCAAATCTTGTTGAGACTGACTCGCTAGCTTCAGAAACAGATCCTTGGATTAACTGGTCTAAATCTGGTATCAGAAGATTCGGTCCTTTTTTGTTTGGCTTATCTTTTGCACTTGATAGATTGTCATAAATAGATGTCCCGCCAGATCTATGCGAAAAGTCTATTGCGCCAATAAAGTCAGGATTACCATTTTCAGATTCCAAGTCTAAGGCGCTAAGAGTATCTACAGCAGCTGCTAATATTTGATCTGCATCAAATCCAACAAATATATTAGAAGTATCTGAGCCTATTCCTAAGTCTGCAGACCTGTGAAATTGATTATTACTTGCTTCAAGTGCTTCTCTTTGTCGATCCATTTGATCGTTTTTAGTAGTTGCATTTGTAAATAAATCGCCTGCTTTTCTATAACCTGCCATTAGATACTCCTTTTATTTTTATTATATACCTTTAAGTATGTGACGCTTTAGTTCTCTTCTGATTTCTTGAAGATTTTTTAGGTCTTCAATCATTTTCGCTTCTTTGATTTTGCATGCTTGATAATAATTC